CTAAGGCTTCCGTAGGGCTGCCAATCCACAAAGCTAAGCCACCGCAAACCATTGAAATACTTGTTAATCCTAGCCCGTTAAACTTTTTTGCGATCGCTGCCCATGTTTGCTGGGCTTCGTAGCTTTTAGCTCTATCCATAGCCAAACCAATCAAAGCTTTTTCTTTGTCTTCTCCTACAGCATCAGCAAGCATAAGTGCTTGTTGTTCTTTGAGAAAGTTACGGCCTTTTCTTATATCAGTTAGCATTTGTGGGCTTACACCCAAATCATGCGCAATTTGTTTGTACTGAACATAGTTCATCTGCTTTTTGTAAGCGTCAATGAGCTTGTTTGTATACATTTTTAAATCCTCGGCTTTTCTTCCTTTTAACCAATCATAGCCCATCAGCACGTAAATTGGCGTATTTACAATATGTAAATTTACATATTAACTGTACGTAAATTTACATATTGACCGCCTCGGCTCTGGGCGTTTGCCCTTGACGCTTTCGCGCTTGGCCTTGGCGGTCGCTCTCTCAAGTTAACTGGTCAAGGTGGTTAATATGGATTTAGCAATATCGGCAGTCGTTATTCTCATCGACACAAAACACGGTCAGCGCTTCTTTTGCAGATTTGGTAAGTCTGGTTGCGTTCAAACAGCTTGGTCTCTCGCTGGTGCGGAGTTGTTTTTGAAGGACGATGAACGTATTGAGAAAACAACGCAACGCCTCGAAAAGAAAAACAAAAAGTTCAAGCTTCACCATGTCTTTATGAACCAAATGCCAGTAATGGAGCAATGATTATGAAAGCTCAAATCGTTCTCTCATCTGGCGCTCATCCTGTGTTTTTAAAGTCAGTTTTAAAAGGTGACGTTGTCACAACATTTAACCAGAAACACGCCCTGACACTGCCCGACTCCACCGCTAAAAAGCTGCTTCCTATGGTGAAGCGTCGTTGGCCTGTGGCTCAACTCTCCTACTCTTTGGGCGCGTAATCATGGACAGCGTGTATTTCGACAATGAGCCAGCACACGGGATTAATGCCTATTTCCCTTGGGGCCATCGCTACTTCAAGCATCAAGCGGAGTTTGAGCAGTTTCTTGCGGCTCACTATCCCGATGACGCTTACCAGCTCGTCGAAATCACCGATGAAAACTATCAATCACTACTTTTAAAGGGGGTCTTTCATGCTATCTGACGAAATTCGCCCTGTGAAAATTGACCACTTGGCGTTTACGTTCCCGTACTCATCGTTGCGCCATTTGGACAAATCCAATGAGCAAGACTTTATCAACTTGCAGTTCCCTGAGTATCGCGAACCGTTGGCCTTTTCACCGGAAGCGATTGAAGCGGCAATGGCTCGTCATAAAGCCAAAGTATCTAAGATTCTGTTCCATCGTTTGGAAGAGTTCTTGGAAAAGGTATTCGGTTTCATCATGTCGCCGATGCGTGGCCGTGGTTTACATGGCTATGAAGATTCCGCGTTAATCCTCGATAAAACACGCACTGTTGAGTGCGGCCTGATTGGGATTGGCGGCAATAACAATACCATTTTCATTCAGATTAACGGCACGGGTTGCACCAAGCTGTTTGACCACATCACGCACACCAAATTGCATTGGTGGTTATCAACGATTCTTGGCATTACGCGCTTAGTTCGCTTGGACTTGGCCGTGGACGATTACACCGGAATTTTCGACTGTCAGTATGCGCAAATGTGCTTTTATGAGGGGGCATTTCGCACCGCTCCAAAGGGTCGCGGCCCTTCAATGGTTCCTCATAAACGCATCACGCAAAGCGGTGAATTACTCGAAGAAGCCACCATTGTGGGCTCGCGTTCTTCGCTGGTTTATTGGCGTGTCTACAACAAAAAGCTTGAGCAAAAAATCACTGACCCTGACGTGGTTTGGTATCGCAACGAAGTGGAATTGAAAAAGTGCGATATCGATATGCTCGCGGCGCCTGCTTCGGCCTTCTCTGGCCTGTGCGACTTTGCCGCCAGTATCGAACCTGCGGAGCCTGTGAAGTTTTCCAAGAATAAGAAAGCAGTCGGTCTTGAGTTCTTTGGCCGTATTGCTTGGACTCGTCGCCAATGCGGAAAGGCATTAGCGGAAATTGTCGCAATGACGGAGGGTGATTTGGGCGAGGCATTCGGCATGCTCATTCCCCCTAAATGGAGACGTACGCACTTCGACGAACTCGGAGTTCCGGACGCTTATACATCACTGAAATATCAAACTTTGGAGTCAAGGTAACATGGCCACTATCACCGGAATCGTTATTAAAGGTTTCCCCAAGTCGGGAACTCAAATCGCTGAACTGAGCGTTTTACGTCCTGTTGAAAACGTCAACGCGGAGAAGTTCAACCAACACGGCATCGGTTTTAATACCGATATCCCCTATAACAAGCAGCCGCTTAAAGTCTCTTTGGACTACGCAAAGCAACTGATTGAAACACGCGCGTTTCTTCCAAACCGTGACTATGAAATCAAGTTCGGCAGCAATCCCGATGATCCATTGGAAGTGTTGGTCACTCAAATTGTGCCGGTTGATGAGGATGTAAAGAAATACATGGCTCAGCAACTCGACAGCAAAGTGAGTAAGTAAACATGAGTGATTGTGTGATTGCTTATAACGGTTACTTGATGCTCGCGCCTCAAGGTTTTGACTGCACTTACACAATCATCACCCCTTCTGAACTTGAGACGCTACGCAATCAATCTCTCGGTTCGGTAACGATTGACCCTGAAATCTACACCACAGTAAGCGGCTATTTGTTGTTGTCGATGCTGTCGGGTCACATTCTGGGTCGCATTGTAAAAACCCTTGGGCGCGGTTAGCCCTTTATTAACTCAGTTGGAGAATATCCTATGAAAAACCTAGCAAAAAAAATCGGTATCGCAGTTGCGGCCACTCTTGCCACTTCTAGCGCGTTTGCAGATACCTCTGCGATTGCAACCGCTATCAACGGTGCGGTGACGACTGGCCAAACAAACTACAGTCTTGTGGTTGTTGGCCTGATTGGTCTCGCTGCGTTGGGCTTCGGTCTGAAAATGATTGTCGGCGCGATGCGCTAATCATGGCTGAGCTTGTAACAAACGTCCTGTCTGTTCTCTTTGGCCTGTCCATGGCGGGATGTTTTGTTTATGGCTTCTATACGGGTATCAACGCCTCTTAATTGGGGCGTTTTTTCTTGAGGGGATAACAATGAGATTTGCGATTAACTTCTCTTGCTGCTTGCTGGCAACCCTCATCCTATTTCTCTTCTCTTTTGCTTCTTACGCTGAACAAGTTTGCGAGGTGGGCAATTTAACGTCTCCTCAAACTTGGAGCGGTAATAACTATGGTGATAACCCTAGTTTATGTTTACAGGGGTGTGAATATCGTCGTTATGGCGGTGGTATTTCTTCTTTGTGTTATGTCAGTAGTGGAGATTGCAGAGGCTCGTTTATTTCAACAGGGGGAACCTGCACCAAAGACGGGCTTTTCTTTGGGGGCAATAAACCTAATACAATTCCGAATCCAAAGCCTGAACCCAATCCCGACGACACGCCCAACAGCACAACGGCAAAAAAATGGGATCATCCTTCTTACTATCGCTGTTTTCCTGCGGAGAACGGCAACATCTCTTGCAGTGGCTTAGGTGGTGCTTTCGCTCAGCTCGATACTGCCTTAAATAAGAAAATTGATAACCAAACGTATGACTTAAAGAATGTATTGCTAGAAAGTCGCGATAAGATTTTAGATCATATTTTCACGTCAAACATGTCTGTCAACCAAGAAGTCAACGAAACTAAAGCGATAGCGGCTGAGACGTCTCAAGGGGTAAAAAAGCTCGATACGGATTTAGATAGTGTGGATAAAAAGTTGGATCAACTGACTCAAAACACCACGCCCAAAGGGTTATCTGAAGCCATCCTCAATAGTGTTCAGAGCCAAGCCTCACGATTGAATAGCAATATCAATAGCTCGCTCGATACCACTATGAGCTATCTTGGCTCAAAGTTTGGTGAGCAGAACCAACTCATCAACGGTAATCAGCGCGAACTGCTGTCACGCCTCGACAACATCAACCGTAACGTCAACAACAAAGCGAAGAACATCAACGGCAATATCGACGGTTTAGAAACGGCCATGAACGCCAACTTTTCAGACCTTAACGCGAAACTCGATAAACTCGGCAATGGTTCAGGTGGTGACAGTGAGGGGATTATCGGTGCGATAAACGGTGTGGGTCAAAAGGTCGATGGATTGGGAACCAGCCTTACTGATATTGGTCAATCTCTCGAAGGCATTCACAACATGTTAGGCGGTGAAGCACTAACCAAAGGTGAACATAGTTCTATTATCGACTTCAACAGTCTCCCACTCTATCAGCCCTCTGAAATCGACCGAATCAATAACGAAGTCGAAGGTTTAAAAACGCAGTACAGCCAGAAAATCAATGACTTCAAAAACCTATTCTCGTTCGATTCACGCACCCTCAATAATGGTGAGTTTGTTGAGCACAAACTGAATTTCTCATTTGCCAATGGCGCAAATCTCAGTGCGTCATCCTCGGTCTTTCCTGCGTTGGTTCGTAATTCCGGCACTATCAGCGCAGTCATTTTATTTATTGCAGTGATAGCTGGCCTGCGCGTGGTGATGGGAGCCAAAGACTAATGCAATACATACTCGATTTCTTAGCTTGGCTGACCAGCATTGGCGATACGGTGGTAACGTTCATTACTCAAATCCCCGACTACTTCCGCCAACTTCACATTTGGCTCAATGCGTGGTATGTCAAAATGAAGCTCTATTTCTTCATCATGTCATTGCAACTGGCCTATGACACCGCGGTGTATCTGCTCAATGACATTGGCTTTAATCAAATGATCTCATCTTCGTTTAATGCACTGCCTAGTGAGCTGCGTTACTACGCGTTTCTTTTCAAGATACCGCAAGTGATTTCGATTTACTTCAACTGTTTAGCGACGGCCTTTGTGCTGAGAATGACAAGGTTTTAATCATGGCCATCTTCATTAGAACAGGCGCGAACGGCTCTTATAAATCGGCTTATACCGCCTACTTTGTGATTTACGAAGCCTTGAAAGCGGGTCGCGTGGTCGTCACCAATATTGAAGGCATGCAGCCGCTTGAGGTGATAGAAAAGCGCTTGAACATCCAGTTCCCCTCCACTACTCGCTTGATTCGAATCTTTAGCCGTGACCAAGACGGCATCGAGTTGTGGCAACACTTCTTTTGTTGGTGTCCGCTTGGGGCGTTGATTGTGATTGATGAGTGCCAAGATATTTTCTCTAAGAACGTCGGCTTTCGTATCGATAAGGTAATGTATCGCCCTTTGTCTGAGTTCCTTGATAAGTTGCCGCCTGACTATGAAAGTTTCTTCTACTCACGCTATACCCCTGCGGATATGTCCAACCTTGATGCTGGCGAGGTCGATGATAGAGGTCGCGCTGAATATGATGATCAAGGGAGGATCATCTATCCCTTATCTTTTAACGAAGGCTTTCAACGTCACCGTAAATATAACTGGGATATTCACTTGCTCTCACCTGACTGGGGACAGATTCAAAGTGAAATTCGCGCACCTTCCGAAGAATGCTTTTTCCACAAAGGCCGTGACGCTTATTTCTGGGCGAAACGAAATCCTTATATCTACAAACATCAAAAGAACGTCTCAACGCCGACCATCCCCAAAGGAAAAGATCCAAACCTGACCAAGCAGAAAATCCCGCTTGAGGCGTTCTTGCTCTACAAGTCCACATCAACAGGTATTGCGCGTGATTCTGGTGCAATGAACATGTTATTTCGCAATCCCAAAATCATGGGCGTTATGGTTTTAGGTTTGCTCTGTATGGGGTATTTCATCTATGCGCTATCCAATTTGGTTTTTGGTACTTCTAAGACGGTGGCGAACGCGGCCACGCAAAGCACTGAGATTGCCGTTTCTGGCTCGGCCTCTGGGGTATCTGCGCAAGGGGCTCAAGTTGATCCTACTTTACATCCTAGTGGGTACGGGAATACGGCTACTTCTGTTTCCAATCGTCCATCTACTCGGATAGACGACATCAAGCAGATGCTTGGCCTTTACGATATTCAAACGCTCTACTACACGGGACACACCACCAAGCAAAACAAGGACGGCTTTTACTTCTATGTCACGCTTGAGGCGAAAACACCGGAAGGCACCTATTACTTGAATGACCGATTCTTAAAGGCCAATCAAATTGCTTACGTGCATTACGATGATTGCTTGCTCAAGCTGACGAAGGAAGCGGTAAGCCTGAACGTGTACTGCAAACCGATGGCGCGTGATGTTGTCCAGGAGAGAAAACCCGAAACGGCCAATGTACAACTTGGCCCACTATTTTGAGGAAACACTATGGAACTGGAACCCCTCGTTATCAGCGCTGACGACTTGGCCACGCTGCTAGAAGCGGCCTACTTTTACAACCTGCTAGCCGTCTTGGGCGGTCTGTTCGTCTACGATACGCTAAAAAGCAGCGTTGGTTACGCGGTCACTGAATACAAGAAAAGACGCTCATTGCCAATCGACTAGGGCTTGGCAAGCCTCGCACAAGGACGGACTAGGACGCGGAGAGGCGCGGCCTAGCCCGTCGATGAAAACCACCTAATCTTCTCCCCTTCATCCCGACAGGGAAAAGCGATGCACGAAGTGCAAGCGAAGCACCAAGCCACTCTCCAAACTTAAGTAAGCGAACATAGCCAAATGGCGCGGTTAGTATTCCACATCGTTCTTTCGACATGCTGCCACCCCTCGCCCTGCTAAGCCTAGAAAGAAGCCGCCACATCAGCATAACGCTCAGCGTTTTCCAGTGTCTCTATCCACATTGGGGTTAAGCGAACGCGCACAAGGACGAAGACTGAGGACGCGGAGCGTGAGCAAACCCCCGTCCTGTATCACGGGGGTAAATTCCCCCGTACTATCCACGCTCACCGAACCAGTCGAACCGCAAACGAAGTGCGCCAGTGTTTGAGCGAAGCGAGTTCTTCCACTGTGCTGACTGATAGCAAGGGGCAAAACTTTATACTATGCATTGTGTTTGCTTTTTGAATCAGAACACTTGATCTGCTCGAATATTGGTCGTAGCGTGTATGTGCTAGGTTTTATATGTCAAGGATATGAAATGGCTAAGTTTTTAAATACGAGTGCGACAAACTATTATCTCGAAGAACTGATTAAGAACGCATCAGAACGATTGATTCTTATCAGTCCCTTCCTCAAACTCAACGACCGAATTAGAGAGCTTCTAGAAGACAAAGACCGCCTCAAAATTGATATCAGGATTGTTTACGGCAAGAGTGAACTTCAACCTGATGAGATAAACTGGCTTAAAGGGTTGTCCTTCGTGCGTACTAGCTTCTGCAAGAACCTACATGCCAAATGCTATATAAACGAAAGTTCGTGCATAATAACAAGTCTTAACCTCTATGAATTCAGTCAAGTGAACAACAATGAAATGGGCATTTTCATTGACCGTGATTCAGACAGTGAGCTTTACAAAGATTCCTATGAAGAAGCGCAACGCATCATTCGTATAAGCGATGAAGTCAGAATTTCTTTAGAAAAGGTTTCGGCTGAAGCGGCAGATACTGAGAATGATGAGGAATCAAACTCTACGGACGATCAATCTAAGGTTACTTCATCCAAACTTGCGAAAAAACACAAGCTAAAAACTGATGACTTCCTTCAGTTGTGTGTTGTTAAGGGCTATCTCACCGTAGATAACGGAAAGCACATTCTAACGGAGTCTGGTAAAGCGCAAGGTGGTGAGTTCAAATACAGTAAACGCTTTGGCCCTTACTTCATTTGGCCAGAAATGCTTGATGTTGTTTAAATCGCCCACTATAGCTTTTTTATGAATTTCTATTTTGAGTAGACAAGATAATAAAAACCGAACTTTCGTTCGGTTTTTATTACATGGACTTACGATAATGATGAAACAGTGCAACTTGAGCTGTTAGTATCTTAGATACAGCTTCATTCCTATCATTGTAAAACAAATCATCAGTGGCTGCTTTTTTGAGGTTTCTCAGCAATTCCTTTGGAGATTTTCTATTCTTATCCAATTGAGTAATACGGTCACAAATATTTTTAATTTTCATAAACATAGCTAACGACGTTTGATAGTCAGCATTTGAAAATTCTTTTTTTCCTAGTTCAGTCGCGAACTTTCTCAAATCGAACAAGGAATCATCGAGCTGATCTATAGACTTATTAACTTCAATCTTTCGGTTAGATGATAAGCCCAAAAAATACACTACTGGCCAGCCTATAACAGTAATAGCCAAACTACTAAGGCTTATTATCGTTGAAGCGTTACTGCTAGATGCTTGGACCAATTCAAATGTACATTTAGCTAGCTCTGATGGCATCGTTCACGTACCCTGTGATTTCGTTAACTAAATCTTCATCATCTTCACTAACAATTTTACTCACAATCTTTAGCATCATTTCAGCTGACACACCCTTGCGAATGCAACCGCCAAAAATTTCCTCTAAAAATGACGAACCGTATCCAAAAACACCATCAAGATTTATTACTAAATCCTCGCCATGTTCAGCGATTGCAGGTAGAAGTATGTCATCTCTATACTCCTCACCACTAGATGGACCCAGATCGCGATAACGAGCTCCAGGGAATTTTGTAAAGTTTTTAACGTACAATATCATTTTGGTTCCGAATTATAAGGTATTGTCCACTCGATGATAGTTCCACCTACAGAGTTTTGGTTATCGTACGCTTTTGATGGCCTATTTTGGCCTGCGTACCTGTATGTGCCTCTATTTGAGAAGATAATTAGCGAACTATGCTCTGTCTCGTCTACGAACGTTTTGACATCTGCACCACCTTTACCTCTATACACCTCTTTAGTTCGAGTTTCTCTTACCATTGTCGATGCGTGAATTAAGGTGCAGTCTGTTGTTGGTTTGGAAGGTAGTTTTAACTTATTCCACAACTTCGTGAGCATATTTTCGTCTTGAGTTACTTCTAGTGTTTTAGGTATACCATGACCTAAATCACAGATAAGTACAGTTATCTTATCATTTAGAACTCCAACAAAGAACCACCATCTTTTTAAAATAAAGGGATTATCTCTAACTACTTTATCTGTGTAAGCGTGTTCACAGGCATTTGCAACGGCTTCAAAACAACTTCGATACAATTTGTTAGTTTTAATCCCAAACTGACTGAGGTTCTGGATTAGTTTCGCAGCAATTTCTCCACTTGCATCGTCTCCGTAAGCATAGCTCCAACATGTTACTGTTTTAGCATCACATCTACGCTTTATGTGACCATGTCCAATTAATTCATAAAAACCAATATGAACCAAAACGCTATCTACGAGGTTCTGATTTTCCATTTGTAGCCCAACTCGACGGTTCGGTGGTCTTGTAACTTTGAACTCTAACTTGGGGTATTTGGCTTTTATGTAGTCTACAGTTGCTACCATAAGTAACCCAGCAGCCGCTGTAATGTGTGTTGTGTTCCTAAAACAGATTTTTAGGAAAGCTCTTCTATTTTTTCTTTCATTTAACTTTTCAGCTGCTTGTCTCGCTTTTTTTTCAAGATCTTTTTTGAACGCGATGAAAGCGTTGTGATTCCTAGGCTTGTAAATATCAATAAACGTAGGAGCTACAGCTAAACACTCGTTGGAGTTACCTGTTGTACCACCATTTGCTTTTTCTATGTTTACTCGCTGTCGCTTGATACGCTTAGAAAACCGCTTTAAAGACAAAATTGGCCAGTAACTTCTTGTTTTTCTCTTAAATCTTTTCATCTTTCCACCCATATTCCAGTATCTGCATATTACGTTCGTTGATGGGCAACTGTCTACATAGTTTGGATGCTTTTAACTTTAGTTCTATTCTATAAATTCAATACCTTGGGTGAAAAAAAGCTCCCAAAGGAGCTTTTACTACATCAACTTTCTTAGCGCTCTAGCATACTTGAGAACCTGACTAGCAATTTCAATGTCTGTCAAAGCACCTATTTCTAACAACGCAATACCAGTTAGAATTTGTTGTGCCGTGACTAGTTGTCCTGTAGGAAGCTCTAATTTGTCATAGTGCATTTTGAATTGGTCCCAATGCTCGGAGGAGCTCAACTCTCTTCCTTTTGCCATTCTCATGAGCCGTTTACATTCGGGTGGAATGTTTTTCCCCTTGTCCCACTCCTTGACCTGCCTCACACTTTTAAAACAAAGTTTTGCTGTCTCTTCCACGGTTAAGCCGCATTCAAACTCACGAAAAACAAAGTTTTTTGTCATTTCGTAATACTTCATTAATGAAACTCCGAAATCTCGAAGTTTCATATGCACTGCTGATATATTCAACACTTAACATAAGCCCGCATAATGCGCACTTAGG